ACCTGCGCCTAATACTCCATCTGCTCTTGTTACAAATTCTCCATCTGCTAATTGAGCTAACATTGTATCTTCGTCTTTATCTCCTGTGCCAGATCCATCTTCGACATAACCCGATGCTCTTACATAATTATGTGCATCGTCTTCGTCATGAGATCTTTTACTTGGAAGGTAATTTATACCACCTTCGTTGAATTTTTTAATTTCTGCTAATCCACCTTCTTTTAATCTGTTTTTTTGCATTGCATAAGGACCTATTTTAAAATCACCTTGATTTTTAGAATCAGCTTCAGGTATGTAAACTTGTTCAAAAGTTTTTTCATCTCCCGTAACTGGGTCTATATATTTAAAACCACCTCTTTGTTTTTGTAATTCTGCAACACCTAAATTATACGTAGGTGTAAATACATCTTGAGGTTTATTCTCAAAAGCACCAGACAGATATGATCCTATACCAAGAGCTGCTGCAACTTTACCAGGACTAAATTGCATTTCTCCTGTAGCCTCACCTGTTATTGGATTTAATCTTTTTTGTCTGAGTAATTTATTAAACATATCTGTAAGACCACCTCCTGTTCCACCTTCTACATAATTTGGATTTGGTATTAAACTTCCAAATTTATCTACGCCTAAGTTTGCGGGATTAGGTGTTCCTGCATTTAAAAAAGGCATGCTTCTAGCCAAACTTTGAACCATAGGTTGTTGAGTGAAAGGAACAAAACCACCTGCAGTTCCTATTGAGGATGTTACACCTGGAATCATTTGACCACCGTAATATCCAGCTGCAGCTCCTGTTCCCGCTGCCAATAATCTTTGAAGTCCTGATCCACCAGCATCTTTAGATCCTTTGTAACCTTTGTATCCTCCGTAGGCTGCTAGTACGTATGGAACTATTGCTTGCCATGCCATGTGTAAATATTTTCTCCTTAAATTAGATAATCAGTAAATATTACCATTTTACGAGGTCTTTGACAACTCATCGATAAATGATGCTTTATATTGATGTTCCCCTATGTGGCTTATTGTTTCAGTAATTAAAGCATGGCATTTACCGCCTATGTCTCTCCATCTTTTACAAAAAGCAAAGTCCTCTCCTAAATAACTTTTTTTAATAGGGTCAAAATCAGTATCAAAAAGATTATAGAAAAAAGGTCTATTAGTAAGTTTTCCATTAATAATTGTTTTTTGAATAATTTCTTTTTCAGGATAAGCTTTAATCATCTTTTCTATTACTTCTCTTTTTATTAACATACACCCAGTCGGAGAATGTGTTACTTCTATGACTCCATTTCTAATAGTAATGTCTTTTTCATCAGGTACTTTCATGGGATATTGATATAAAGCTTTATATTGTAAGTCATGTTCATTTTTAATTTTACCCTTTTGTATCTTCTCCCAAGCTTGACCCCAATTAAGTGTCTTTAATGGGTAAGGCACAGATATAACATCTTTTTTAGCAGCTATCATTTTAAAGATAGACTCACTGGCAAAATCAATATCAGAATCAATAAATAATAAATGTGTACTATCTGTTTCCATAAAACTAGAAACACATAAATTTCTACCTTGAGTTACTAAGGATGATTTCATTACTTGAAAACAAACTAACACATTGTTTTTCATGCACTGTTTTTGAAACTCTAAACAAGCCTGAAAGTAATGCAAAGACACCTCACTATGACAAGGTGTTGCTACAAAGATTGAAAACTTTTTAGGCTTAGAAGCATTATTTTTAATAGGTTTATCTTTTGGCTTTTCGAACCAAAGAGGTTTACTATGGTCTTGCATTTTTATCTCCTTCATATGTTTGCAAGTTAAAAGCAAAGGTTACTCTTTCGTAATTTTCTTTTTGTGGCTGGACACAGTGTTCTAAATTTGAATCAAAAACAATCATATCTCCTTTAGTACCATTAAATTTTATTTTACCATCATTAAATAATGTTAAATCGTTTTCATTAGAATAATAAATAACACCTGAAAGAAAGCCGGCATGTATGTGTGGTGGATTGTAATTATCTCTATATGCATAGTTAATCCAAATGTCTAAACCATCGAAATGTCCCTCCCATTTTCTCAAGTATAAACTTCTATGATCTTTTCCAAGCCATGCAGCACATGCTCTTAAAGTAAAAGGCAACCAATAAGATTTATATATTAAATTAGAAGGCACTGAAACTTGAAAGTTATTGCTTTTAGTTCCTCTGTTATCATGAGTTTTAAGAGAAGCTAGAGGATGTTTTTTAATTTTATCACACTCTAATTTCCATTCTTCTAATTCTTCAATTATAGATTCAGGTAATTTAAAATGAGCAATTTTATTTTCTAAAATATTTACCTTTATCTCTGATAAAAGAGGTTTACTTGGGTCTTGCATTTAAAGCTCCTTTCAAAAACTGCTCCCACTGTCCTGCTATGTTTTTCCAGTTATAAAAATGATTAAAAAAATTAGATTGATACCTAAGATGATTATGGCAGCCTTTTGAATTTATTTGATCTGGTATTCCATCAATTATAGCTGCAAATTGATGAGCTAAATTTTTAAAATTATTATCGTATGGAACATATACGGGAAACTCTGAGCAAGTTTCGTAGAGTGCTCCGTTGTCCGTTGTTACTACAAATAAACCACAAGCTAATGCTTCGAGTGCAGAGATACAAAAAGTCTCTTCCCAAATATTCGGATACACAAAAGCATCATAAGTATGTAAGTTTTCAAGTATATATTCATTAGACTTGTAGCCTATGTAATTTACATTAGGTAATTTTTTTGCTTGGTCATATAACGCTTGATATCCTGGATCGTTTTCTTTTTTAAAATCATCACCGTATATTTGTGTACTACTATAAACATCTAATTCTATGTTTTTGTTCTCTATGAGTTGCATGGCTCCTAGTAAAATAGACAAACCTCTCCAAGGCGTTGGATGATATATTAATTTAATTTTATCTCTTTTAGGTGCTGGGTCTCTTTTTTTAAAATCAAGTATTCCATTTTTAATTACAGTGCATCTTTCTAATGGTATATTAAACTGCTTACGAAATTGTTCATAATTCCAATGACTATTAAATACATAATAATCATATTGTTTTATTTGCTCTGGGTCTTTAAAAAATTCTTGAAAGTGTGGTTGATCGGGTGCCATCTTTTGCCAAAGTATATTTATTTTATTAGCTGCTATAGGAACTTTGCCTGGCACTGATGTACATATTTGGAAGTGGTCTAATAATTCTGAAGCTACGTGCTTCTTTAAAAATTCATGTTGTAGTTCTGTTCCGCCCGCTGGTTTCATATTTTTTCTATAATTAAATTAGAAGCCACTGATACCCTATTACCAGAACTTTTAAAAGGATAAACTAAGTGTTCTAACCAAGATGGGAATATAAATAAATCGCCAACAATAGGTAAAAAAACCCTGCCATTACGGCAATGTGGTAATTTCTCTCCATAAAAAAAGTTAATTGATCCAGGTGGTGTTGTTGAGCCTGTACCCTTAAGGTCCTCGTTTGCTTCTTTTACCAAATCTCCAGGCGCGTCTAAAAACATCACTGTAGAAAAATCACAATGAGTATGTGCGTGTCTTGGGTTAAAATCTCCTGCCTTCATATAATTTACCCAAGAGCTTGCAACCTTTAAATTACCTATCTCAAATCCAAAATAACCTGTATACATTTTACGAAAACAATTAAATTGAGGTTCTAATATAGCCTGATACTTTTCCGGATCAACACGATATTCTGATTTAAAATCACCAACTAAGTTTTCAGCAAACGAATTGTTTTCATCTCGGTTACAAAGAGACTTAATTTTATTTATACTATCTTGTTCAACACGGCATCTGAACAGGATGGGACCAAAAACTAAGTATTCTGCCTTCATAATTTGGTTTTACTAAACATAGGTAAGTCTGGAACTAAAACTTCTATATCAGTAGCAAGATCTTCTTTAGGATGATTCTCTAAAAAAGCTTTTTCTGTTTCATATTTCTTATTAGTTTTAATACTTCTATAGATTGTTTTTGTTTCACATTTAATTTTATTTTTTATAGACATAAGTTTTTTTACAATAATTTATCGCCCCTGTCCACGATTGCGTTTTCTTTTTGGTATTCTTTTAGACCAACTTTTATTATGTCTACCAGGCCTCTTTTTGGGTGTTCTTTTAGTATAATTACTTACACCAAATAACGGTTTTCTTTTACCCATCTAACAACTCTACTTGTACGTTAAATGAAGCGGATATTCTTTCTTCATCACTTTGATTAGGGAGAACCTCATGGGGCATATATGATGGAAATAAAATAAATAAACCATCTTCTGGTTTAAATAAATACTCAGATTGAAATTCTGGTTCCTTTAGCTTGTCAAAACCTTGCATAACAGAGGCTACATTAGGATTAGAAAATACAATGTCCCCACAATTTTTTGGTGCTTTGACATAATAGACTGCAGAAAGTTGACATCCCGGATGGACGTGCGTTCTATTGAATGATCCTTTATTGTTCTTGTTGATCCAAAAGTTTGTAATGTGAAATTTTGTTTTACAACCTCCGAATAAATCTGTTAAACATTGGTCCATAAGAACCTCAATAACCTTAAATATTTCTTCACACATCACATCTTTAGTTTGAACTCCAAAAATGTTAGAGGCTTCATTTAAATAGTTTTTATCTTCTGCTTCTTTTAATTTAGACAATAAAAGATTATTAAAGTCATCGTTTATTATTTTTAAGTGCTGTATAGACTCGGTGAATAAAACTGTTTTTTTAACCATTTTCCTGAGATCTATCTAATTGTGCGTAGGATATAATGCCTTGTATCTCGTTTGCTGTTCCAGCAGTCATTTTTAAAATATCACCGCCTTCTAAAACTAATGTTTGCGTAATTATATTTGAAACAGTGTTAGCAGCAATGGCTTTCCTTGAAATTGAGTAAGTAGTTGAAGCAGATGTATCAGTTACTTGCACGGATAAGTTTACTGGACTTCCGCTAGAATTATCAACTTGTACTTGTCTTATTAAAAAAGTAGCACTTGTAGGACACGTTAAAACAGAGGCTGTGCCTGTTGTGGTTAAATTTATACCTTGGTTTTTATATTGTATGGTCATTAGGATAAAAAATAGTTAAATGCATTAGTGTCATTTTTTATATCATTCTCATATGAAAAGTTCAACTGAGACTGTAAGGTTCTAAAAGCTTGTAGTATTTGTCTTTGGTCTTCTTGAGAGTATTCTGTTTTAGGCTCAGGTATTTGTATTGTTATCTTTGCCATTATCTTCTACCATCTACTCTGACATCAAATCTGAACGCGCCATATCTCCAACTCTCGTTCAAGTTTTCATTCTCTATTTGCACTGCAGCTAACCTAGCTCTTGCTCTTGTATCTACCTTTTTTGTAGAGGAAGTAATAGTAAAAGGCCCTAATGGGCTAGAAGCAGCGGTCGTGCCTTGTGGAAACTCATTTAAATATATTGTAATTTTTGCGTTACCATCTATCCTTTTAAAGTCAGGTAAGAATCTTTTAATACTCATTAAATATTCTCCATCTCCTGGAACACCTGAATTACCGTTTAAATCAAACTCTCCTGATTTAATAAAAGAAGTAATAGCTGTCTCTGTGCCATCACCATTGGCTTGATTGACTCCAATCTCATGTGCGTAATAAATTGAAGCTCCGTTCGACACACCATTTACAACTGGGAATGTAGGAGCGTCAGAAGCGTTATAATCCGTAGCATAAGGCTGTTCGTAAACTGTAGAGCCTATCCACGTTGTTCTATCGAGGGTTCCTGTAGTCCAAACACCCTCAGCAAAATTATAAGTTACCACTCTATCTATAACCGATGACGAGTTTGTTGGATAAAACCAATTTATTTCAGAATACAATTCATTTATTCCACCAAAAACTAATTGCCCTGAATTATAATTTAACCCAGGATTACTACCATCAGTGGTAAAAACATAATCTTCTACTAAACAAGGTAATGATTTTACAGTTCCATCATAACCATAAAAGCCACCTGTTTTACCCATCCAATATACAGCACCGTTTGCAAATACTCCCGCATGTTGCCCAATTAAACCATTGTTAGATCCTACTTTTCTAATTGAAAAAGTAAAAGGTGGACCCACAAATTGCATTTCATAAGCAGCTGTATCAGTTAAAACTAAAATATAATCTTTACCTTTAAAAGCTCCTACAATTTTTGTGCCATCGTCTAATCTAAATGTCCCTGCGGTGTTCGTTGATGTTGGTGCATAATCACTTGTGCTTTCTTGGTCGGAGAATCTAATAAACATTTTATCTTGCGTTGACGGAGTGCCAATAGTTGTTTCCGTTCCTAAATGAAATAAATGCCTGTCTCTGTCTGATACTATTGTCATTACAGATCTTGTTGGCATTCCAGAGCCTATAACAGCTCTAGTTTGTAATGCGTTACCTGCCGTTGGGTCCCAAGTAAAAGTTTTTCCATTAGAAATTGTAGCGATCAAAATACTTCCAAAATTATCAAAAGACCAGTTGGCAGGTTCAATTGTTACTGTGCTTGATGCAGAAGCATCGCCCCAACCCACAAAATCTGTAATGTCAGTCACAGTCGCACCGTTAGTGTGTTCTGCTGCTGTTGTTCCGTTTATGCCTCGAGTTATTCCACTAATGGTGTTTGTTCCTGTGGTGTTAGTTGTGTAGCTCATATCCTCAGAACCAATTCTTAATTTACCGTTAGTCAACGGTAAGTTTGCTGTGCTTGTAAGAACAACAGAAGATGCACCAACAAGCATATTACCACCATTATTAATTGTTGTAGTGGTTGCTGCAACTGATCGTCCTCCAAAAAGGTATGTGCCCCACCCATATCCATAAGTTTGATTTAATGGTCCAACTGGTTCGTAGGGTCGTACATCTAATGTTCCGTTGTTCGTTGTCCCTGAGCCTGTCTCTGCTGAAGGCATCGTAATTGTAAAAGTTTTTGTAGTCGGTACCGTTTGAACTTCAAACAATTGATCATCAAAACTTGTAGCTGTAAAACCTGTTTGGCCTGCATTGAATGATCCTGCATTTGCAAACGTTGTTATTTCTCCAACTTCTAAATTGTGAGCACCTGTTGTTGTAATCGTAACGGTAGCTGATGCGTTGGTTGTTGTTATGTTTGCACCAGTTTGATAATTATCTGTCTCTAGTGGAGTAATGTCATAAAAAGCACCTTCATAATAAATAATTAAAACTTTGTCAGTGCCTATTGCAGCGTATCTTTTACCATCAGTGTCTGCCCAAACATGTTGTCCTCTAGCAGCACCAATTATTTTATTATCTACTAATGCTGACCAGCCACCTATTTTTTCAGGCTCACCATATCTAAATCTTACATTATCACCATCTACCCAACGTCCCTCTGCATCTGCAGGTGTAGACTGCTTATCAAATCCTGGTTCTATTTTTACTTTTGCTAAAGGCATGTCAGATTATAACATCTTCAGTTTAATAAATAAACAAAGGGCTAGTACCTTAAAAACTCTGTTTCTATTAACTTAAATAGGCATGATAGGTTTTTTCATACCCCATAACGCTCTTCCATCTACAGCTTGCGCTTCTTTATTTGTTTCAGGATCGTAGTAATGTAGAAAACATTGAGCGTGATAATCTCCAGTAAAGGTTTTTCTCCAATGTTCGGCCTCACATCCTTTATAAACAATACCATCACCTGGCTTTAAATTGATAGGGGTTCCCTCTAAATATATAGGCCACTCTGTACCACATGAGTCTATCATTAAAGTAACACTATATTCACATTCAGGTCTATCCTTATGCTTTGGTAAAATATCACCCATAGTGTAAGATCGCCAATATGAATAAGTTGGCATTACTTTTTTACCCACAATTTCAGCAATTTTTTTAGTTTGTTTAATCATTAAGGCTTCCATTATAGGATGACCATAATAACCTGTTGTTGTGTGTCCAGGTTGTGTGTCAAACTCATCACAATTTATTCTATGAGTAATTTTACAATAATTTTTTAAAAGATCTAAAACGTCTTGCGATACAAAATTTTCTATTTTTTTATATTTACCTTCCATCATTGCCCCCACGAAACTATGGCATATCTTATTCCTTTTGTCACTGGCTTTACTCCATGTGGAAACATCCAATAACTAGGCCAAACAATTAATCTGCCTGGTTTAACATCTACCGTATATTCATTTGTTTTACAGTCGGGATCAAAAAAACTTAATTCACCACCTTCGTAATCATTATTTAACATCAAAATAAAACTCATATTTCTAACAGGGGACGTACCTGCATCAAAGTGTGGTCTAAAAAAATGACCTGGTTCATATTTTAGTATGCTCATTTCATTTAAAAAACTCATATTAAGAGTACATCCTGTCTCTTGTTTGTATCTAAAGAAGTGTTGAAAGAAAGTTGTCTTTAAAAAATTATGAATAAAAGCCATTGTCATACTTTTTTTAACAGGAACTACCTCATGTAATAAAACTTTTCTAATATTTGTATTTTCAACGCCTTCGTCATTACCTATCTTACCTTTTTGAAACTCTTCTACGGTTTTACAATACATAATGATCTTGTTTACATCACTCTGACTGATAGCCTCATCATAAACCTTTACTAGATTTTTTATTTCCATTTTGCTTTTCTCCAAAAAAACCTTTTGTAAGCATGTAAAAAAGTTGCTTGTATAGTATTAATAACACTATATTTTTTCTGTATATCAACAGTACCTATCGAGTGCGACCAAGATTCTCTTTTAAAGGGTATTACTTGTGCAACAGGTGTTCCCACTTTAATAACAGTATCTATGTGTTCATATTTATCACCATTTAAAGTTAAAGGAAAGTTAATATGATTATAATAATTATCAGTGTTTACGATGCCAGATATAATCTCAAACCTATCATCTCTGTTATTAAGAGGTGCTGTAAAAAGACAAGAATAACCAGGAGGCGTAACAATAATCCAAGGGTTTAAAATTTTGTGAAATTCTAAATTTTTATTTTTTTTAACAAGAGGTGATTCTCCTAATTGTTCTGGTTTATGTAATTGAGGCCCTTCTGGATAGTTTAATTTTCGACCGAGTTCAGGATCAGAGATCGAATACTTTACCTCTCCTTTACCATGAATTTTTTTTCCATCATCACCTTTCCATTCATTTAACACATTATGTTTTATTCGAGTATCCTGATAGTTTCTAATTAAATATCCTGATTGTAATGTTTCTAAAAAAGGTATGCAGCCTTTAATTGTTCTATCATCAGCACTATGATTTAAAGACTTAAACCATTTTGGAATATTTAGTTTGATAGGTTGTGGTAAAATATTTAAATCTTTATGTGATTGAATGATTAAACTATCTGCTTTGAATTCAATGTTCTTATAAATCATTATGATTCTTATATTAGAATCAAGTCTAAATTACAATTATTATTTCATTGATATAAGAGGACGAATTGGTGTGCCCGCTTCAGCAAGAATTGTATCGATAGGATGACTTGGGTTAGCAGGACATGTGTCTCTGTCTAAAGCTCTAATTAAAGTAAGTGCATTATCAGCATCCGGTTGATTTATAGGAAAGCCTTTCACCGCTTCATAAGCTGCAATCGTATTATCAATCTCTTCTTGCCAATTTGCTAAAACTCTAATTGTTTCAACTGCAGGCTGCTGTGTAAAAGTAGTCCCATCAAAATTAAAACTATTACCTTGAACAAGCCAATCGTAATCAGCGTCACTTATTTCCATAGTTGTTGCTTCGATAGACCAGTTTGGGCAGATATCATTTGGATCAACTCCTGGAGGAGCGATTTTAATAATACTATCATCTCTATGAATTATTGTAGCTGCCATATTATTATCCTGCTATATCCTCGTAAATTACAATTCCACCCTTAGTGTTATAAATAGAAGCAGGCGAACCTTGACTTGATGGTGAATTAGGTGTAGTAGCAGGGGTACCACCTCTACTTTCCTGTCCTAAGAAAGTTCCACTTGGTCCTCCGTTAATATATGTTCCATATCCAAAAATAAAACTTCTTGAAGATTTTTGGTTATTGTAGTTAGGTGTCATATCAACTCCTTGAGTTGAAGGTCCAAAAGTTCCAGAAGCACCTGGGTGACTACCTGGGCCACCGTTTGCAGTGTGTCCATTAGGACCGCCCCAATTTGTTGCGCCTCCAGCTCCTATGCTGTTTCCACCATTAGCTCCTGAATCTCCTACTGTGTAGGGAACGGAATATGGTTGTGTAATTGTTGTATGGAAAATTCCATAACCACCATGTCCAGCTGTACCGTTTGGTGGGCCACCGGTTGGTGTATTATTAAAGAATGCTCCTCCGCCACCGCCAACAAGGTGTACTTGAATTTTAGTCGCTGCTGGATTAGCTGTGTAAGTTCCAGAAGGATTATTAGTGTGTGTTAAAGTTGTAACATAAATCATGTTATTTCCACCTGCTGCTCCTGAAGCTGCAGCCGTTAATCTTCCGTCTTCGTCAACAGTTATGTTTGCTGTCGTATAAGTTCCTGCAGTCACTGCAGTTGATTGTAATTGGCTTGGTCCAACAGAGTTGGCAGCCATTTTATTTAATGTAACATTAGTTTGTAAAATTTGTGCAGTCCCAATTGCATTGGGAGCCATTTTATTTTGAGTCACATTAGATTGTAAAATTTGTACAGTCCCAACTGCATTAGGTGCCATTTTATTCTGTGTTACGTTTGATTGTAAAATTTTTGCTGTTGTTACAGCGTCTGAAGCTATTTGAGCTGCAGCTACTGTTCCACCTAAAGTATCTAAAGAAACTTCTTTTAAATTTGTGCCGTCTGAATAAGCTGCGTAAATTTTAGCAGCATCTAAAGTAAATCCTGTGCCTGATGCAGTTTTAATAGTTAAGTTTGCTGGGTTAGTTAATCCAGTTGCGTCAAAGATATAAAATTTTTCTATGCTATCAGGTATAGTACAAATTGTACTTGCTGCAATTGATGCAGTAGCAAATTTAATTACCATGTTTCTAGCGTTCGATAAAGTTGCGTTTGTCATCGCAAGAGCTAAAGTACCACCACTTGATAATGTTACTTGTTCGTAACCAGCTATTGCTTGTTGTACTAAGTTTAAGTTTGTATTAGTTTTATCACCCCATGTACCAGCGTTTTCGCCAGTTGTCATTAACTCCAATTTGAGGTCTGCAGAATAATTTGATGCCATATAATCCTTATTTTAACCTAATTAAGCAGCAAGATCAACAGGGGACCAATTATTAGTTACCCCAGGATCTATCTCCTGCCATGTTGTTAAGATAGGTGAACCAATACTCGCTGTCAACCCTATACCAGAAACGCTAATACCTGCAGTACCTGTAATTGCTACTGATCCCACAGATGTAGTTAATGCACCCGCAGTAGTTACAGGATATATTGATGCTTGGCTGGCTGATCCTATTGCTGTAGTAACTGCTTGACCACTTACTGCCTCTACTGTTGTTTGAACTAACGTAATAGAACCTAAAGAAAGTGAAGCTGATATTCCTGTTACATCTACAGGTATTTTTGGCTCAGGAACTACTTGACCAATTGATCCTGCTAATGCTTGACCTGAAACACTTTCATTAGTTGTTTGAACTAAACTTTGTTGACCTAACGATGTTTGTAGTGCAGGTTCACCTACAAAGACAGTAATATTACCATCAATTTTTATTGACTCTAAGCCTTGAGTTATAGTTAAAAGACTCAAACCTGCTTGAGATACTTGGTGATCTATTTGAACTGTAGGTGAACCAAGCGAAGTTGACATCGATTGACCTTGTGCAACAGCAGAGAAAGCTCCTCCCCATACTAAGTTACCCCAAGATAATCTACCCCAACCTTCACCAATTAAAAATCGTTCATCTATTGTTGCTGCACCAACGTTTGTGGTTGCTGCCTGTCCTGTTGGAATAATTGTTGCTCCTCCAGTAGCTTCTGAAGCTGTACCTACTGAACTTGCTAAAGCTTGACCTGTTACTGAAACAACTGTTGCAATTTCAACTGATGATGACCCAACAGATGGAGTAAGACTTTGTCCTGTTGGCGAATCACTTGAACCAAATTTTGCAGTTGCTCCACTTATACTGGTTGATAAAGATTGACCCAAGGCAACGATGTCACCTGCAACACCCCAAGCGTTCTCACCCCAATATAATCTTCCCCAACCTTGATTTATTTCTCCTGAAACATCTGTTAGTGTTCCTAATGATGTTGTTGAACTTTGACCTGATACAGCGACACTTACGTTAGCTTGATCGCCCCAATTGTTTATACCCCATTGACCTTGACCCCATTTATTATTAGCCATGTATTACCTCGGGGAATAACGGAGAACCCGCTATGAAAAACAAATTAATAATGTTCGCCATAGCAGGCCCCTCCTTTAAGTTATGCGATTCTCAATATTGCTGCTGCCGTTGTAAATGCTGGAAACTGAATTGTAAAAGTTCCGTTACTCGCAGTTTTTTCACCGCCAAAATCTAATACTGCCACTGCTTTATCGCCATTAGTGTCATTATAAATTAAAGCGCCTCTTGCTGTGATTGTTACACCAACAAAAGATAAATCAGCAAAATCCGTTATTGCTGTATTTGTTGCTATTGATGTTCCTACATTGACAAGAGCTTTACCACCTGAAGAGTATCCACCTGATGGTGAAGTTACTTGTCCACCTGTAGTAAAAGATGTTGTTGATTTTCCTAAAGTAGCTGGTGTTCCGTACATTGATAACTTAAATGAGTTTCCACCAGGGTTACTAAAATTATGAGTTGCTTCTAATAATTCTTTTTTGAAAGAATTACAGATTGCGTTAGTTGTTATTGCCATTTTATCTCCTTAATTAATTATGGTGACGGTGAAGGTATTTTAATTCGAGGAACTCCACTGTCGTATTCTCCTCTTCTTCGTCTACCCATTTGTTGTAGACCAAAAGCTTGTATGCTTTGATTATACCTATCAGAATACAGTTTGTATAGGTCTTCAGGACCTTTTAAAAAGCCATAAGCTTCTTTTAACACTCCGTATAATAATAGCTGTTCATGTTGTTTTGAAAGTGTAGTGCTAGTTGAACTATCAAAATGAGGTGGGTCTTTAATAAAATTGACCTGAACCGTATCAGCTGCTGCTGGTGTTGGAGCAACCAATATGACAGGACCTTGTTGAACATTATCCTCCCAATTAGCCCAGTATTTAGGTGTGCCTGTTGCACCTGTTGGATTAAATTCAGTTATAAAACTTGTGTCTCTTCTTTCTAAAAAAGTCCTATTTCCATTCGCTGCAACGTGCTGTACAGACCTAACTAAAATACAATCAGCTGGTAAAATAACATATCTATTATTAGCTGTAAAACTAGATGTAGAGTATTTTCTTAAATCATCGTAATCAACTTGTCCTGCTATTTCTAATTCTACATTTCTTATGAATTGATCTAAAATAGTATCACTTAAAACATTACTATCTACTTCTGTAAAGTTTCGTACTTGTGTTAAAAAATTTGCATGTGTAATAGCCATTATGAAATACTCACTGTTACATTGCCTAATAATGTTGAAGCTTCTCTTCTTCTATTTTGTAATGAAGGATCTTCTGGAATCATACTATGTAATATAGATGTAACTCCATTTCTTGTAATTTCAAAGTCTTGTGTTTTAAATGCAAATTGACCAGGTAAACTTAAATTAGCCACACCAACCATAGTTCCACCAGAATCAGCTAAAGTATCATCATTAGGTGCAACAGTTTTAGGTTGTTGAAATCTTTGAGGTCTTACTTTTTGTAAAGCAATAGCATCAGTTACGTTTCTTCTTCTTGTTATTTGTGGTTGTTTAGGATCATATTCAGATATATGAACAAAAGAACCATTCCATTCTGTAACCATTTCTTGATATGGGAAAGCTAATCCACTTCTATCAGAAATTGCTAATGATCTTTTTCCGCTTGCGTATTTAGCCATTATGATACATTTGGAAAGTACGACTGAGGAGAGATATATAATGATGTTCTCTGCCCGTCTTCTTCCAAAGCTCTTTTCATTTCATCTTCGTAAATTAATTTCATTGCTTCAAGTCTTTCAGGTGCTTTTTTCATAGCTAAATAATAAGCTAGACCTGCACACATACATGGTAAAAATCTGTAAACTACATCAGCTTGTTGATCATTGTAAGCCGTTGCGTCTTCAATTCTATTTATAGTGTAATATTTTAAAGTTGTGTATGTTGATGCATCAGGCGCAACATATAAACTTATTTTTGGAGTTACTTGTCTATCAACATAATATTGTGATGGTTGTCCTCTTGCTAATTTATTAGGTTTAGCTGAATAAGCAGATCTGTCTATTTTTGTAAGCGCTACATCTTGTGTGTTTGCATTATCACCTGCAGCAGCTGTGGTTGATATGTAAGCTTCTAAAACATCACTTACACTTGCAGGAACGCTGTAAGTAGCTGTGCCTGCTGTTAATGCTTGTTCATTTAATTCAACTTTCCAAAGATGTATTCCTCTGTTTCCCCAATCAGAAAATAATAAGTTTAATGATCTTCGTGCTGTTTTTAAATCATAGCCCGTGCTTGGTCTAATACCGCCACATCTTTCGAAGCCTTCGTCAATAACTTCATCGATATTAAGGTTAAATGATGTTGATCCTGATGTTGCCATAATTAAAACCTTTTCCTAAACGTTA